AGCACCCTCCTTAGTTCCCTTCCGTCGATACAACTCACGAATATGTTTTTCTAGATTTCTCTTATCGATACCAGTTGCGGTGTTACTAGGAATTCCTTCCATAAATGATTTACGAAACTGTTCGATGAAGTCATAGATGGTATTGTCAATGTCAGCGTAAGCCAATAACTGCTGAATATTCTGAACCGGGTTTGCACGATACCTTGTGATCTTACCAGACGCACCAGAGGTTGAACCTGTAACAGTTTCGCCAGTTTCAAACAACTGTTGAGATGAGATAAACAATCTAGGGGTATCATCCGAAAGGTCTTCAACAAGAACAGTTGCAGTAGCATAAGACATACTGCCGGTGATTGTTTCGCCTTCAATAAACTTACCTGTCGATCCCGAACCCGATTCTGTAACAACCAGTGTTCCATCTTCACTTAGAAGATTTGTGGATGTTTCGAATTCCAAAAGAATATTATCGATATTGACTTCTAATCGCAGCTCACCCGCTTCTAGAAATTCGTAATATGATCTTAGGAAACGAGAAAATTGTGGATGGTCTTCAGCAATAAAGTCAGGAAGTTGTCCATCAATCTGGGTACTGAGTTTATTCTCTAGTTCTGGGGTCCAGTTTAAATCAAATGGTGGCATGATTAATAACTCGACGGCGTTACATAATTAGTTGTTGCCACAAATGCCGAAGTACCCCCACCACCACTATTTACTGCAATGGTATCTTGTCCTCCTGTAATGATGGTATTGATTATATCAATTTCGATGATTTGATTTCTCTTACCTACAATATCATTGGACGCTGGTATTGCAGTTAACCTTATTGCTCTTGATGCATTGTCATCAACATTAGATACTGAAGTTATATAAATTGGATTAACTGAAACTAGGCCAGTTGCATAGTCTACAGTTCCGGCAGCCGAACTATGATAGGTTCGCACCCCAGAAACCAAATAGTATATACGAAGGTTGCCCGCACCATCATCGTCAAAGAACATCTCGTTTGTATTGTCTTGTATGTAGAAACCTGTTGATGCAATGATACCACCCCCAGATGCGTTGTGTCCAGAGTGTGGATTGAAAAGTGAGTTTCCAAATTGAATTGTGAAAGAAAATGAACCAGATGTGTTTGGTGTATAAAAACTACCCAGAGTCACCGTTGTGACATTACTCAATATTGAATTATCAGTATTATCAACCAAAGAAGTAAACTGTGAATGCCTAAAAATTGAATTAAATACTTTGAGGTAATCAGTATTGTATGTTGAAATTGTATTAGATACAAGTGTCTCTATAGACTCTTTAGAACTTGTTGTTGCATTACTGTCGTATTGAAAATTACAATTGAGAATAAGAAATAGATTTTCTGGGTCAACAACCACAGGAGTAATTGATGCAACAGTGTATGGAGCCAAGTCTTTTACCAACTGTGCCTTCTGAATCTCATTTAGATTTAGACCTGTCGTTGACTTAACACTAATGAAAACCTTACCATAATCTGCAACATCAGATATACCAGTAACCGCATTAAATGAACCATCCTCACCACCCCAAACAGAAACCGCCTGAGTGTTTGCAAACAACTGTTTAACATATGTCTTGTAATCTTCTGTGGTAACACATCGACCCTGTGATGCATAATCAAGTGGTGCGTTATACTTGACAGACTCAATTGATTCTGGTTCTGACCCACCAGCAGAATTAGAAACGGTTCTAACATTTACACTATTAACCGTATCAATTGCAGCCGAACTACTAAAGACTGATGCACCATTTGCAGCACCTTTGTTGGTAACAACATAATTCATTATGATGATGTTACCATCCTCTACTGCATTGCCTAGAATACCATCACCAAAGTATATTTCAAACTTACCGTCTTCTACCTCTTGCAGAAAATATACATTGGATGTTGAAGTCAATCCTGCAATATCTGTTGCTCTCGTATATGTAGCACTTCCAGTATCCGTTGCAGAATTTTGAACTTTGATTGTAAGAGTTGTTGTATCTGCTCTATCATCATTAATAACAAATCTCTGTTCAACATTCTGGGTGTCAGCAGTATATCTAGTTGCAACAAAACTACCCTCAGCTATTGTTACATTATTGAATTGAATAGAAGACCCACTATTGGATGCAGTAACACTTTGTGTGGTTACAAACTGATAAGATGTATCCCCCACACTAGATGTGAAAACTGTACCCGCAGGCATTGTTGCACTTGCAAGAGATGTATTCAAAAATACATCAACGACTGCCTTTGCTGCTGTGGATGAACGAGTAGTATATCCCAAAGTCTTCGCATGTGAAACCACACTTGACCTCAACTGAGATGAGTCAAGGAACATCTCGTTTGCAAGCATGTTCGCATTGAAACCAAGATAGTGAGTATTGTATGCAAGAACATCAAGGAGCGCACTAAGACCCGAACCTTCGAAGTCATAGTCCTTGAACTCTGATTGATTTCGCATGAAGACTTTTAGGTTATCTTTAACCTCATCAAAGCCAAATTCTGTTACACTGAGTCTTTTTCTAGTCGCTGCCATTATCGTAATCTCTCTAATAGAACTTCCATATTCACAAGTTCTGTTGGGGCGTTAACAACATAAAACTCAATAGTAACATTATATGCATTGTTGTCAAGATTAGGTTGAGCTCGAACTCCAACGAGTCTAGCCCTTGGTTCAAAGTTCTCAATCACCTCTTCGATCTTCATAGTTAGAACATATGCAGTGATTGGCGTCATAGGTTCAAATAGAATATCTCTTACACCAGAACCAATCTCTGGGTGAAAGGGTTTCTCATAGAAGTTGGTTAGGATAAGATTTCTTACAGATCGCTTGACTGCCGTAAAATTAATTACCTTATTAACATCACCCGTTCCCGTCTTTGGTCCAAAGAATAAATCAATATCAGAATACAATTGAGCTGCACGGCTTTCACCTTGATATGTAGCGTCAGTATATGCATCTTTAGCACCCATGTGTATTCCTCTTTAGTATTATTTATACACTCTCTGATGTGTTTTGTTTCATCATAAACTTATTATTAGACTTCCAAACGTTCTTTGCACTTACACGAATGAATCGTTTGTTGGTTTCATTTGTATTTGGGTTAGGAATAGTCACTATAACATTCTTACCGTTGTTAAATGCATCAAGCTGATTTCTCATTCTCGCAAAATCGTTATTCATATAATTTCTACGAACTGCCTTAGTAGTGGACTTACAAACATTATTACGTTCACCCTTTGATGTTTGTGTCGCCCTTGATGTTTTCTTTCCCATAATATAACTCCTCTATATGTGTTTGTATTTATAATGACTATCCGGCGGTGTTATTACCCTAACCTACCATTATACTGCTCAACCAAGGTGCGGCATTTGCAGATTTACCACCCGCTCCCCAATATGTTGCCCCACTACCCCCCAGAGGACCAGATTGTGAAATATCAACATGCATACCCACATCATTCATATAACCAGACCCGGCACCAATTGATAATGCTCCTGCATTCTTAGCTGCCTTTGCAAAACTAGATGCAAGGGCAACATCCTTTACCATCGACAAACGGCGACCATCTTTATATAACCATATGTCAGCAGCAAATCCATCATCATGTCTTTTGGAACCAACTGTACCTGTACTTGCATTTTGTCCACCTGAAAATACAACAACATTAATACCAGTTGCTGCAGCGGCGGATATTAAAATAGATTCGAGTGCAGGTACAAGTCTTAGTTTGCGTGTTGCGGCAGAGTTTCTATATGTTAATAAACCTGTCGCTGGGACAAAATCTGGCACAGGTTTAATATCGGGATTATAATTGTCTAGAACACCAGCATGACTTCTGTGGGAAAATCCTGCATCCCCAGAAAAGTTTTTACTTGAACCCGGCAATATAGCTTTTATTAATTCGCCATTAACATTAGATAATGTTTGTGCATCATTTTCAGATGCAACTTTAATTGCTCCAGTATCTAATGTTGGCGGAATAGCAGAAACATCATAAGATTTTAACTTCTCTCCAATCGCAAGAACACTTGCTTCAATTTCTGGATTTTGATTTGACACGGATGGGGTTTCAGATTCCGCATTTACTGCGGCCTGTGTTACTGCAACAGGTTCCATAGTCGCAGGAACTTTACTGCCCGATTCCTTTTCAAGATTTGGGATAACTGCACAAAGATTACCACCACCCGACAGAGCTTCAGTTGCTTTTGTAATAAGACTTTCTAATTCTAAACCTGCTGATTTTATATCGTCTCCAAATTCTGTTTTGATTTTTGCAAGAGCAGAAAAGAATGATGGGCTGCCGGGAGTCTGAGAAAGGAGGCTTGTAATTTCTGCTTGCAAGTTTAGTTTGGGTAGAGTTGGTATCTCAATAGTTTGTAGTTTATCCACCAACCCATCAAGTTCATTCTTCGTTGCTCCAAACGCCGCAGCTGCCGTTGATGCCGCTTCGTCAATTGATGCCAGTATCTCAGCCTTTGCATCATCCAACTTTGACAGAACACTATTCAGTTCTGGACTTGCACCGCATAAATTAGCGTTTGCGAAATCAACCATTATTAACCCCCCGCAAATACATCAGAACTGCCAGCAGCTACAGAAGTGCATCCACTAATCGCATCACCAATTCTACCAGCACCCATATTATTTACAAAGACAGTTGTTGATCCTGTAGCAATTGGTGCGGCATGTGATGGACAAGGAACACCGGGTAATAGATGTGATGTATTGTTATCACCCTGTCTGCTCCATGCAATATTATTTACGAACACGGTTGGTGATCCCACTGCTCTTGATGGTGTTGAGCAATGGGGAATATCTGCATCACCTATTCTAGTTGCTGCTGGCATTTGATCTCTCCTTTGTCATAAGCAATTGCAATCTATAATTCCAAAGTGCAATTTCCCTATGTTCATCCTCCGTGTGACCATCATTAACAGTATGGTGAACATTCGACGGTTCGTGATAGTGATTGTTGTCACCCATGGCCGATGCTGTTTCTAACATTAAATGATTTTCTGACTCTGTTGACCAATTTTCGGGGATTATACGATCCCCTGCTGATGCAGTTGAACTTTCTAAAAGTATCTCGTTTGTTGTAATTAGCGTTCCCAAATCTGGTAAAAATTTTATGACATTTTTTAATGTTGAATCGACTGGAATTGCATCATAACTTGTATACGTTGTAATCGTTCCAACCTGATTCATTATTTGAAATTCGTGTGCCATTAGTTCAAGTCAATCCTTGCGCCGTTAATCTCTAGATTGCCTGTTGATGTGTGAGCCCATGTTGTTCCTGTGGTACTTGACCATGAAGTACCAACTATTTGTGAGAGACTTGTCTCTGGATTAATAGTCATTGCAGAATCAGACTTTATATTGAGTGTGCTACCCGACTTCATAGACACGATGCCTGATATAGTTGATATAGACAAATCCTTTGTTACACCCAACATATAATTAGAACCAGTTGTTATAAAAATACCAGCAGCGGTTAGATTAGAATCCATCTCCTTACCAGAAACCGAAAGTTGATACATTCCACCAACGATTTGTGATTTAGATTTTTCGTGAATAATGACTGCATCGCCACCAACTCTGCCATGAACATCCTTGTTGATATTATAACCATAGTTGCCAACAATCTCTTCCTCACGATTACCACCAAGGGGCTTCCCAGCCGCATCTTGACCGACACCAACCTTAACACGATGGTTCTTGTGAATCTTCTGATAGAAGTTTCCTTCAATCTCTTGTATATAATCCCCCTTGATAAGTTCTCTTACTGAACCCTCAACAGTGATGTTCTGCGATCCCTTGATGACAATGTTCTCACTACCAATAACAATCTCATACTTATCTCCAATGATCTTGGTGACAACAGAACCATCAGGATGTATCTCTTCAAATGTTCCTGCCATATGTTGACGAAACATCCGTTCAGCACCGGGACTGTCATCCACTTCCGTGATATGACCAGACTCAGATTCAAATACATGGTTGTATGGATAAGTAGCAGAAATGTATGGATTAGCATCCTCAACAATTCCTTTTGAATTAGGTTCTTCCCAAAACCCCCGTGTCTCTTGTTCTGCTTCAACAGAGAGACTTTTTATATAGGGTTTGGTTGCGGTAGGAATACCTGTACCGCTAGAATCTTCGTCATTAGCCTCGACAGGATCACCATGCAATCTCTGAGCTCTGCGATTAATAAGAGAGTTGTGTGTTTCTGAGATTTTACCAAGGGCAAGTCTGTTTGTATCAGACTCGCCAACAGCGTCATGACTTGCAAACGATGAGCCGTGGCCACTTTTCCTTGGGCCAGGATATGGCCCATAAGTTGGACCATGTTCAGATGCATATGCTTTTTGAATACCGATATCGGTATCAAGTCCTCTTGGATCATTAAATCCCTTAGAGTTATCTGCTTGTGATGCGGCCACACCCGGTAGTGTACCCATGATAACAGGTTGCTGTGCCTCAGTGTCCCTAAAGAACCCGACAACCCACGAACCTTGCGTCAAAAACGAGGGGGTATGTCCAAGTCCTTGCATAGATGGATCAGTCACGGGGTGCATAACATGCGCCCACGGCAAATCCGCAGTCTTAACCTGAGTTAAATCCTCATTGTGTCGCCCAAGTACACGAACACGAACCCTACCAATCTTAGCAGGATCATTCCTGTCTTCAACTACACCAACAAACCAACTGAAACCATCTTTACCCATGAAATCTTGCATGGGACTATTTATAAGAGTTTAATGAAGGTCTGGATCACGCCCTAGACGTTTACCATCAATTGACCAATTATACTGTTCTACATCAAACAACTTTTTTGGATCACTGTCTCGCAAAGCCATAAGCATTTCAGCAGCTTCGAGCTCAGACATACCCTCTGTTACCATTTGTTTTTCTATAATTCTATATCTTATCATGAAGTTAACTTTTTTGACATCACTAGATGATCCCTTTCTTTACCACAATTAACAAAACTGTGTGGTAGTGTAGTATCAACCTCATAGACACAACCATCAGCAGGTATATGAACTATCTCATTCAGTGTAGGAAAAATAAAATAAGCATTTGGATTAGTTATAAGAACTAAATGATAACGAGGGGATTTATCTTTATGTACGGAATAGGTGCTGTGAGATGACATATGCATAACTCTAGAACGCTCACCATTCATATCCCGTATCACATCAGCAAAAACTGTACCCTCGTATATATCATTTAATATAATGTAGTCAGACTGTGATATTAAAATATGGTCCTTGACTGGATTGTTTCCATATATCGAACCAGTTCCATCGGTAAATGGATTACCGCCAGACTCGTTACTACGTTGTATACAAGTCTGGCGGTTCTCACCCAGTGGTTTTGACCACAGATTATCACCGAATCGTGACTGTATATTCTCCCATTCAACTAGACATCTATTCAGATCATAGGAATGATTTGTTCTTTTTACTAACATGGTTGGTTATTTATACATTACCAATGAGTTCATTGGGAAGAATGTAGTCTAAATTTTTATCACCTCTCGTGCTCTGGCGGGTAATTTCGATATAAACAGATTGCAGAGACTTCTCCTTGAACTCAACATACTTCTTTAGCTTCTTGGATTTGTACATAAACACCCCGTCTTCCAACTTAATGTCATCATACGAGTCCTTGTCAGAACCAATAGCAGTGATCTTCCCACAGAGAATGTCACCATAGTCGCCGTTATATACAACTTCATCACCAATATTCATTTTTTCGCTTCCGTTTATATTAAAGATATTCATAGGTTGTTGTTACAATAGGGACAACCCCTTCCCCAATTTCTCGACCATGCCGGTCAATAAACCTAGTCTCCGTTGTCACGACTCGGATGCGCCGAGATTTTCGACTGTCAGCTGCAACAGCTGTCATGTCGATCTCCTCAAAGTACTCAGTCGTTACTGTCTTGAATGGTTTCTTCATTCTTGCTCACTCCATATTTGAATTCGGTTTCAGCTGCAAGGTCTAACTTGTGCATGATGTCTTCCGTAAAGTAGGTTTCTGGGTCACTTAGTATTGCCTTACCAAACTGCTTAGACCCGTCAGGCAGTTCATACCGTGTAGACACCTTCTTAAACACCTCATACTTCTCTGCCAGTTCCAGCAGGCCGTAGTATCGATCCAATCCCCTGTCATAAGTCAGTCGAACGTCCACCATCTTGTTCTCTTTGGTGAGGCGGGACTTGTGGTTCTTACAATGAATGATGTTACCGATAACCTCAGTACCATCCTTCTCTTTCTTCTTGCTGAGGTAGATGATAGAACTCGCAGCATACTTCAGCCCAGAACCACCACCCATCTCCTTGGTAGAGAACAAGCCCATACTCTCGTAAGTATGATTAGTCACCACCATCGGAACCTTTGCTCGCCCAAGTTTAAGGGTCAGAACTCTGAACGCCGCTTTGAGAACCTGAGCCCTTGTCATGTCCCGTGTCTCTTTACCATCAGCAGTATCTTCGACTTCCTTCGTGGTACTCAGCATCCCCAGAGAGTCCAGACAAAGGAACATTGGATTGCGATCACTCTCAGGTTGCGCCATGTAACTGTCAAGGACTTTGAGCGCTTGGGTGCGAAACTCCTGCACAGTTGTAACAGGGAAGATCACCATACGCTTGGGATCAATCCCCCGGTCAACAACCATGTTCTTGGTAATCGCACTTTCACTCTCAAAATATATGACCCCCGCATTTGGATCACTGTCAAGGAAGTTCTTCACAATACCCATAAGGAAGTATGTCTTACCTGTTGCACTCTCTCCTGCGATTGCAGTAATCTTATTGGCAGGCAACCCCCCATACAATGAGCCACTCAATAATGCATTGAAGATATATGAGCCAGTATCAATGAAACTGTCCACATCTCCTGCTTCAACTCCGTCATCCACGATAGATGCGTATTCATTACCAACTTCCTTGATAATGTCCTTTAGAAAATTATTCATTTCAATATTCCTCTTTCATTTTATTAATCCCAAAGATTTTGATAATATACACCAAACAATCTAAACCCATTTTGAATTCTTTCTTCATATACCTTACGGCCATCCCAATCATATACCTTAGTATCATTAGGGCCATGGATCATTTCACTGTTTCCGTTTTCCAGTTTCATCCATTGTATATCACTTACCCCAGTTTCAAATTGATCTTCCCAATCGGTATTAACCTTACTGTCAAAGGCAAAGATCATTTCGTCCATTACCCAATTCCAACGATCAAAGAAACGATCATCAACTTCCCCATTCTTCTTATAATTCGCCAACTCTTTCTTATTAGGCTTCAAATGGTCTGGGCAATCCTTTATATCAACTTGAGGCCCGCCGTGATTAGTTTCTTTAAGTTGCTTGAGCATAGGAAGAATGATATAAGCAAGGGTGCTATCCATGCTCCATGTATCCCACGAATCTATCTGGACGTTAACAGTCCTCTTCTTTTTACTGTCAGCCCAAGTTAGAAACTTAGACAGCACAGTGTCGTGACGATCACGATCCCAACTGACCTTCTCGCCAACTTGTGTTTCAGGCTCTATGCTACCGTAAGCAAGCCATTCACCAAACTGATAAACCCACTCTGGTTTATCAGTTATTCCGTCTTCGCCTGGAACTTTCTTTGCCCAGAAGCAAAGTTTATCTGCCAGTTGATACGGGCCGAACCATTTTTTATACTTTCCGATAGTAACTTTCATCAGATTGCTTTCGATACCATTTCGCCATCACGAACAACATGCCTGTGAATAGTACAACCACTTGACCGAATATAAGCACGGCCCCCATCAATCATATTACCGTTATCAAACTGCTTGTAGTCCCAACGGTCAGCACTATATTGTAGAGTACCTTCATCGTCCTCTACAAGCCCAAACTCAAAACCCTCAACTGCATCTGCATTGGTAATCATAAGATTTCCTGTACCCTGTGATTTATACAACCCAAAATACCGATTGCCAAACTCTGGGTGAGGGGTTGCACGATAGAACACATCAGCTGAGTTTGTTCCTTGCTCAGTAGGGGTGGTGGTACAGACATACTTTACTGGCACGCCATCCTTCTCTGAATAAAGTTCACAAATCTTATCTGTATCAAACATGGGAATATGCTTAATTGTACCACCCATCTCACTTCGCTCCTGTCATCATATAAAAGAATATTGTAACTATTACTATATACCCTATTGTAACAAATGTCAAGGTATAAAATACATATTTCAAAGATTTAATTGGGTGGCTTACAAAGAAGCAGAGGACAAACCCAATCACAAATAATATTAGTAGTGCTTCCATAGCAGTTATTACAGATTATTAGTCAGCAGCCCGACGAAACCCTTCTGGAGTATATTCCCGCTGACGGCGGATTTGATAGTTACCGGGCGGGACACGAAGCGTTTCATGTGTGTCAAATGAACGAATATGCTGAATATCAGTTGGTTCTTTAACAATAAGAAACAGTTCATACAGATCATTATCTGGAACATGATCGGGCTTGAATGCTTCAACACGATCTGCAACCATAACATGGTTATGCCCAGTTTCGCTATGTGCGATTGTAAAGTATCCGTTTTCAGATTCCATTTTCTCTACGTTCTCAGGAATATCATCGATACGAATAATAATAAAATCACCCTGTGCAGCCATTTTAGTGAATGTTTTCATAGTAATCTCTCCATTTCATAGTAGTATTGAAAGTATATTTATCTTATTATAACTAATAGTAACATATCTAAAGGATTTTGTCAAGGGATATTTTGAGTTGTTGTCAAATAAAGTTTCTACATCTCTATATCATCCCAGACTTGAGCCTTGACTTGACGCCAGACTTGTTCCCAGACCTGATCCCTGACTTGATCAATGACTTGATCCATGACTTGATCCATGACTTGAGCGTTGACTTGAACCCTGACTTGAGCCCAGACTTGATCCATGACTTGATTGCTGACAGATTTCATTGTATATCATCCCAGACTTGATCCCAGACTTGATCCATGACTTGAGCGTTGACTTGAACCCTGACTTGAGCCCAGACTTGATCCATGACTTGATTGCTGACTTGATTCCAGACTTGAAGATAGACTTGATCCATGACTTGAGCCCTGATGGATTTCAGCAATAATCAAGTCCTCACTTCAAGCTGTCGGAGAAGGTCGCCGTCCAAACCATAGGTCCAAGCATTAGCATCAAGGGCAGTCTTCATTTCCGGGGGAACTGGCAAGGCAAACTCCCGCCCAGTTCCACAGCGTACTTTGAGAAACTTCTCACGGCCAATATCAGGAATAGTCACCTCAACCAATGTGCCAATCATTGGATCATCATCACAATCAATCACAGATGCATCCAGCTTCCGAAGAATTGTAGCCCAACCGATAATTTCACATGCACATCGGCGCTGCTCAACATTTTCCCAATTAAGGGCAGTTTCAGGAGCAAGCCCTGCCTTGTTAGTAATCCATTCAGCAGGGATACGAACACCATGCCAAGCGAACACTGAATAACCATCACGATAGCAAATAGCAGGGCCATCCTCACAGTGCAGCAGATTTCGGTCATCAAACTTGATTACTTCTGGCCGATCCTGAAAGACAACCGTATCTTCATATACGTTCAACCATCCACAATATTTGGCAAGCTCTGTGATACCATCCAGTTTTTCACAATCTTTGATTTTTAGAACATTGCGAAAATATTCATAAAACGCCAGCCAACTTGCATCATGGCTACGATAGATCATATCAGACACGATAGTCGATGCCGACATGGAAGGGTCAAGCTCTTGAATGATTCGAACTGCATCCATAGGACTTTTAGCCTGATAAAAATTGACAGGATTCTTGATACCAGCCAAGTTATATGCTTTGCAAACTGCATCTTTTGATTTCTCAAAATCAATCGGATCAGTTGACAGCCCAATTTTTAGCCACTTATCACGATAGACATCAAATTGCGCTTCTTGTTCGGCAGTAAGTTTTTCAATCATTATATTTCACTTTCTAATTTCTGATTATAACTAATAGTATCATATCTAAAGGATTTTGTCAAGAAGAATCTGAGTTGTTGTCAAATAAAGTTTCTACATCTCTATATCATCCCAGACTTGAGCCCTGACTTGATCCATGACTTGATCCCAGACTTGATCCATGACTTGAGCCCTGACTTGATCCCAGACTTGATCCATGACTTGATCCCAGACTTGATCCATGACTTGAGCCCTGACTTGATTCTTGACTTGATTGCTGACAGATTTCATTGTATATCATCCCAGACTTGATCCCTGACTTGATTGGTGACTTGTTCCCTGACTTGATTGCTGACTTGATTCCAGACTTGATTCCAGACTTGAA